TTGCAGTGTACTAGGGTTTACCCCTATTGTCAAACAATGTATAGTTCACCAAACTTCCATAACTGGGTAAAGTATGAATGTGATTGATGCACTGCCAAACAACCTAAAGAAAAAAGGTCGCCCGAAAGGGGCTGTGAACAAGAAGTTCACTATGGCTACCTATGCTGAAAGACCTGCGGCTCTCCTGCCAAAGACTGAAGTTCAGCGCATCAAAGAACTCAAAGACCTCCTGATAAACAGTGCAGGTTCCAATGTCGTTCACAAAGCAATTGAGATTGCTATGAATGATGAACACCCAGCACAGGCTGCTATGCTCAAACTCTGTATGGACAGGATGCTTCCCGTCAGTCTGTTTGAGAAAGAAGGCAAGCAAAGGAATGCCGTTACCATCAATATCACTGGAATCGGTGGCGTAGAGATTGAACCCTTGCAAGATGTGACTGATGTAGAAACAAAAAATGTCTGACCTCAACTTTTCACTCCTTCCTTGGCAACAAACAGTCTTTGCTGACAAAACAAGGTTTAAGGTTGTGGCTGCTGGTCGGCGTTGTGGCAAGTCTAGGTTAGCAGCTACTACGCTAATTATTGAAGCATTGCGTTGCCCAGCAGGAAGTGCAGTTCTCTATGTTGCGCCTACCAATGGACAGGCGCGGCAGATCATCTGGGATGTGTTGTTAGACATTGGCAGGGATGTTATCCAGGCTAGTCATATCAACAACATGGACATAACCATGATAAATGGTGCAAAGATTTATGTTCGTGGTGCTGATAGACCAGATACCCTGCGGGGTGTGTCTCTTACCTATGCGGTGCTAGACGAGGTTGCGGACATTAAGCCTGAAGCCTGGGAGCAGGTGATTCGTGCTTCTTTGTCAGACAGAAAGGGTAGAGCCATATTCATTGGCACACCCAAGGGTCGCAACTGGTTCTATGATCTGTTCAAGATGGGCCAAGAAGAATCTGATCCTGATTGGAAGTCCTGGCATTTCACAACCCAAGACAACCCATTGATAGACCCAACTGAGATTGAGTCTGCCAAGAAGACGCTGAGTTCCTTTGCTTTCAAACAGGAATACTTAGCATCCTTTGACAACGCAGGAAGCGATGTTTTTAAAGAAGATTGGATCAAATATGGCGTGGAACCTGAGTATGGCAGTTACTTCATTGCAATCGACTTGGCAGGATTTGAAGAAGTGGCTAAACAAGCTGCTAACGCGAAAAAAAGACTAGATGAGAGTGCCATTGCAGTGGTCAAAGTCACTGATGACGGCAAATGGTTTGTCAAAGAGATCGATCACGGGCGGTGGGACATTCGGGAAACTGCTGCCAAAATCCTAATGAAGATGCGGGATTACAGGCCAATTTCGGTGGGAATTGAGCGTGGGGCGTTAAAAAACGCTGTTTTGCCGTACCTCAGTGACCTGATGCGGAAAAATAATGTATATTCCCACATAGTTGACCTAACGCATGGCAACAGGAAAAAGACAGACAGAATCATCTGGAGTCTCCAAGGGCGGTTTGAGCATGGGCGAATTGTGCTGAACTCTGAAGAAGATTGGGATGATTTCACCGATCAACTCTTGATGTTTCCTGCCAATGGCGTACATGATGACCTTCCTGATGCTTTGAGTTATATTGACCAATTGGCTGTAACATCTTACTTTGAGGGTGAAGAAGATGATGAGTGGGAGCCTGTAGACATCATATCGGGGGTTTAATGGCAACAGATAAGCAAGATAAGCTAGAGCAAAATCAATTCTATGAGCCTACACAGGCTGACAAAGAACTGACTGATTTTGTTGTTGACCATTGCAATCGCTGGCGTGACTATCGGGATACCAACTTCCTTCCAGATTGGCTTGAATACGAGCGAATCTTTCGTGGTCAGTGGGCTGTTGAAGACAAAACCCGTGACTCTGAGCGTTCACGCATCGTAACCCCTGCCACACAACAAGCCGTAGAGACTCGCCATGCTGAGATCATGGAAGCCATCTTTGGTCAAGGCGAGTTCTTTGACATTCAAGATGACATTCGGGATGTGAACAACAACCCCATCGATGTGGGCATCATCAAAGCCCAGTTGATGGAAGATTTCAAGCGGGACAAGATTCGCAAATCCATTGACCAGATCGAGTTGATGGCAGAAATCTACGGCACAGGCATTGGCGAGATTGTTGTTAAGACAGAAAAGCAGTATGTGCCTTCTACTCAGCCAATTCCTGGGCAAATGGGCCAAGCTGCCATTGGAGTTGTGGAAAAAGACCGCATTGCAGTCAAGATTTCACCTGTAAATCCAAAAAACTTCCTTTTTGACCCTAATGGCACATCAGTTGATGACTGCATGGGGGTGGCAATTGAGAAATACATCTCTATCCACAAGATTGTTGAAGGCATTGAGCGTGGAATCTACCGCAAAGTAGACATTGGCACTGCTGGTGAAGATACTGACTTGGAACCCACCCAAGAGGTGAGCCAGTATCAAGACGAAAAAGTGCTTTTGCTGACCTATTATGGTCTTGTCCCGCGTGAATACTTGGAAAATCTCAAGGAAAGCAAAGAGATTGTCGAGTTGTTCCCTGAGAACTCTACTGCTGAAGAATACACAGACATGGTTGAGGCCATTGTCGTGATTGCCAACGATGGGCAGTTGCTGAAAGCAGAGGCAAATCCTTACATGATGAAGGATCGCCCTGTTCTGACCTACCAAGATGACACTGTTCCCAATCGTCTTTTGGGGCGTGGCACAGTGGAAAAAGCCTTCAATATGCAAAAAGCTATTGATGCTCAGATTCGTTCTCACTTAGATTCATTGGCGCTGACCACCAGCCCCATGATTGCAATGGATGCAACCCGTCTGCCCCGTGGTGCTAAGTTTGAAGTTAAGCCTGGAAAAGCCATTCTCACCAATGGCGCACCATCAGAGATTCTGTATCCATTCAAGTTTGGGCAGACTGATGGCAACAACATGGCGACTGCCAAGGATTTCGAGCGAATGCTCCTGCAATCCACTGGAACTTTGGATTCTCAAGGCATGGTTACTGCTGGCGCTAGAGACATGGGCCAGGGCGGTATGTCTATGGCTATCGCCACCATCATCAAGAAGTACAAGCGCACTCTGGTGAACTTCCAAGAAGACTTCCTGATCCCATTCATTCAGAAGGCGGCATTCCGCTATATGCAGTTTGACCCAGAGCGTTATCCATCTGTGGACATGACCTTCATTCCTACTGCCACCTTGGGCATCATTGCCCGTGAGCATGAGCAACAGATGTTCATTGGCTTGCTTCAGACTCTTGGCCCTAACACTCCTGTGTTGCCACTGATTCTGAAGGGTGTTTTGGCTAATTCTTCACTGACCAACCGCTATGAACTGATGGAGCAGTTGGACAAGATGAGTCAGCCTAATCCGCAAGCAGAGGAAATGGCTCAAGTACAACAACAGTTGGCTATGCAAGCTGCACAGGCTCAGATTGCTGTCAATACGACTCAAGCTGAACAGAATCGTGCAGAGGCTCAGAAGTTGTTAACTGAGGCGCAGTTGATGCCCCAGGAAATGCAAGTCAAGAACATGGCTGCAATTACAAAAAATCTGCCAAATGAGAGTGACAATGCCAGCAAAGAGTTTGACAAGCGGGTCAAAATTGCTGAATTGATGCTCAAAGAAGCTGATATTAAGAACAAGTCAAAGATTGTTGAATTACAAATGGCGAACAAGCAGGAAAATTTGCGTTCAGTTGAGAATGATTTTCTAAGCCAACTGTCTGGAGCATTGAAATGAGCATTGTTCCTAACTTAGATGAAATGACTGATGAGCAAAAGCTGGCAGTTTTAGAGTCTGTTCAAAAGTCTATTGCTGAGAGCAAAGAAATCCAAAAACGCAAGATTGGCGAAAATGTTGAGTTAGTTGTCCAAGCACTCAAGAAGATTGAGTCTGACATTCGTGATCGTTTTGATGGTGTTGGCACTGCTATTGAAAAGCGTGTTGCATCTATCAAGGATGGACGAGATGGCATCAATGGCAAGGATGGGCGTGATGGAAAAGATGGAAGGCCAGGTAGAGATGGACTAAAAGGCGACAGAGGTATTGATGGTCAACCTGGTCGTGATGGTGTAGATGGTGTAGATGGAATATCTGTTATTAACGCAAACATTGACTTTGATGGTTCTTTGATAATTGCCTTGTCTGATGGTCGAGAGATAAATGTTGGTGAGGTTGTTTCCCAAGATGTTGCTGAAAAGATCAAAGTCATCAGCACCATGTCTACCAATGCGGCTATTGCTGTAAAGGAAGAAGGAACAACAATTACCAATGGTGTAAAAAGTTTAAATTTTGTTGGTGCTGGTGTTACGGCAACTACATCAGGAGATGATGTAACAGTCACAGTAGCGGGTGGTGGCGGTTCTGGCACAGTCACAAGTGTGGCAGCTTTAACTTTAGGAACATCGGGAACCGATTTAAGTTCTACTGTAGCTAATAGCACCACAACTCCAGTAATCACCTTAAATGTACCAACTGCTTCTGCAACCAATCGAGGTGCATTAAGTTCTGCTGATTGGACAACATTTAACAATAAGGGTTCTGGAACAGTTACCTCTGTTACAGGAACTTCTCCTGTTGTGTCTAGTGGTGGGGCAACTCCTGCTATTTCCTTGACAAGTGGCTATGGAGATACGCTTAATCCATACGCATCTAAGACTGCAAACTTTGTCTTAGCCGCACCCAATGGGTCTGCTGGAGTACCAACATTCAGGGCAATTGTTGCTGCTGATATTCCCACTCTCAACCAAAACACCACAGGGACTGCGGCTGGTTTGTCAGCAACCCTAGTGGCTACTTCTGGTGGAACAGGTCAATCAAGCTATGCAGTTGGGGACTTGCTTTATGCGTCAACCACTACAGCATTATCAAAACTTGCTGATGTTGCAACTGGTAATGCGCTGATTTCTGGTGGTGTTGGCGTTGCTCCTAGTTGGGGTAAGGTTGGTCTGACTACTCATGTCAGCGGCACATTGCCAACTGCCAATGGTGGAACAAACCTCACTTCATTTACCTCTGGTGGTGTTGTCTATGCCTCAAGCACAAGTGCTTTGACCACGGGTAGTGGGCTGGTATTTGATGGTGCGAATTTGGGTGTGGGTGTTACGCCTAGTGCTCAGTACAGCACAGTTAAAGCACTCCAAGTTGGTGTTCTTGGCGCAACTATTGTCACTGGGCAAACCGTTGCTGGCGGTACATCAAGTTTTGGACAAAACTGGTATCTTGATCCCACTACGGCAAATTACTTTTATGCCGCCGCATCATCACAGCCTGCAACTAGATACTCGCAATCTGCTGGTCAACATCAATGGTTTTATGCTTCTGCTGGCACAGCAGGCAATAACATCACCTTCAACCAAGCAATGACCCTTAATGCAAGCGGCGGTCTTCAAACTCTAAACACCATTTCTGTTGGCAACGCAACACCCTCAACCTCCGGCGCTGGCATCACCTTCCCCGCAACTCAATCAGCATCAACTGACGCAAACACGCTAGATGATTATGAGGAGGGGACTTGGACTCCAACTTTGGGGGGCAACACTACATATAGTACGCGAACAGGAACTTATGTAAAAATCGGAAGATTAGTTACTTTAAATGCTTATTTGGCCGTAACAAGTATCGGAACAGGAAGTACCACACAAATTACTGGCATACCATTTACTGCTGCTAGTGGCGGCAGCGGTGTTTTAACCGCTGAATATACGGCTAGTTTGGCAACAGCAATTGTTTCTATCACGGCCTTTGTTAATAGCAATCAAATAGATATATCTAGCAGAACTGCGGCCGCTACTAGCGCATCAACAAACGCTATATTTGGAAATGGAACAGGATTTGAATTTACCTGTACATACATTGCGACGGCTTAACCAAAGGAAAATCATGTCACTCACCAAAACCACCAACATCGACCAGATCACCGTCACCGAAAACGGCACTGTGCTGTACCGTGAAGCTACACGCATCATGGAAGACGGCAACGAATTGAGCAAGACCTTCCACCGCTCAAGCCTGACCCCAGGCCAAGACTTGACGGGCATCCCTGCCAATGTCGTTGCAATCTGCAATGTGGCCTGGACTGAAGCTGTCATTGCGGCTTATCAAGCGGCTCAAGCTGAAAGCGTTGGCGCATGACCCCAGAACTTCAGAAATATTATGAAGATCGCTTCTCAATGATGGGAAGTGATGGGTGGAAAGACTTGGTGGAGGATATTGACACCATGATTGCATCGTTGAATAATATATCTGTTATTTCTGATGAACAAAGCCTACAATTCAAAAAAGGTGAACTTTCTATACTTACTTGGCTGAAAACCTTGAAAGAGGCAAGCGAGAGAGCATACGAGGAACTAAATGAAAAGAATGTTTGATTTTGCCTGTGCAAACGGGCATAAAACCGAAAGACTGACTGATTATGAGTCAATCAGTTTTAGGTGTGAATGTGGTGAAACAGCCAACCGCATTCTTAGTGCGCCAGCATTTAGGTTAGAGGGGTGGTCTGGCTCTTTTCCATCAGCGCATGGAAAGTTCGAGAAAAGCCATCTTGATAAGCTAAAATCTGAACGCAAAGCCAACTCTTAAACAGAAATGTCGAGTTGATTCTCCTACAACCGAAACGGCAGGAAAAGGGAAAATATGTTGATTGATAACGAACCTGAGTTGAAGAGTGAGTTAGAAGCTGAAGAATCCAAGCTATCTGACACCATTGCGCCAGCAAGCCAAGGACTCCCTGATAAGTACAGGGACAAAAGTCTTGAAGATATTGTTCGGATGCACCAAGAGGCTGAAAAGCTAATTGGCAAGCAAGCGCAAGAAGTGGGAGAGGTAAGGAAACTTGCTGATGAACTCATTAAGCAGAACCTCAGTTCTAAACAGCAACCTATTAGAGAAGAGGAGCCTGAGGTAGATTTCTTTGAGAATCCACAGAAGGCAGTTCAGAAGACTATTGATAATCATCCTGATGTTCTCGCAGCCCGTCAAGCGGGTTTGGATTTCAAAAGGATGCAGATTCAACAGAAGCTAACGCAAGAGCACCCTGACTATAGTCAGATTGCTCAAGATCAGGACTTTGTGAATTGGGTGAAATCATCGCCTATTCGCCTTGGTCTGTATGCAAAAGCTGATGGTGAATTTGATTACGATAGTGCCAATGAGTTGCTGTCTACTTACAAGCAGTTGCGTGGTGTCAAGTCAAAGCAGACTGAGCAAGCGGGTGAAACCGCCAGGAAGCAGAGCATGAAGGCCGCACAAGTGGATGTTGGTGGAACTGGTGAGAGTTCAAAGAGGGTTTACAGACGGGCTGACCTGATTCGGCTGAAGATGACCGATCCGGCTCGATACGAGGCACTGAATGATGAAATTCTTGCTGCGTATTCTGAAGGTCGGGTCAAGTAACTTAACTTTCGTTTCTAAGGAGAAACATCATGGCATTTCCTACCCCTGCGGTAACCACGACTACCGCCGCTACATTCATTCCTGAAATTTGGAGTGATGAAATTGTTGCCGCATACAAGAAAAACTTGGTGCTGGCAAATTTGGTTATGAAGATGAACTTCAAGGGCAAGAAGGGTGACACTGTTCACATTCCTGCACCTTATCGTGGTTCTGCTTCTGCCAAGGCCGCTTCTACCGCAGTGACGCTGATTGCAGCCACTGAGACTGAAGTTCAAGTGTCGATCAACAAGCACTATGAATATAGCCGCTTGATTGAAGACATCGTTGAGGCTCAAGCCCTGAACAGCTTGCGTCAGTTCTATACCAATGATGCTGGTTATGCCCTGGCTAAACAAGTCGATACCGACTTGATCCAGTTGGGTCGTTCTGCCAACGGCGGTACTGCTGACAACGCTCGTTATGCTGGTGGCTTCATCGGTGGTGATGGCACGACTGCCTTCGACTACACGGCTAACACCAACACTGGTAACGCCACTGCTCTGACTGATGCTGCTATTCGCCGCACCATTCAGCGTTTGGATGACAACGACACTCCTATGGATGGTCGCTTCTTCATCATCCCCCCGTCTAGCCGTAACACGCTGATGGGTTTGGCTCGTTACACTGAGCAAGCCTTTGTTGGTGATGGCAACACCATCCGCAATGGTGAAATCGGTAACCTGTACGGCATCCCTGTGTTCACTTCCAGCAACGCTGACTCTGCATCTGCCACTGCGACTTTCCCCGCATCTGGTACTGCAATCGCCCGTGTTTGCTTGATGGGTCACAAAGACTCTATGGTTTTGGTTGAGCAAGTGGGCATCCGTTCACAAACTCAGTACAAACAAGAGTACTTAGGTACGCTGTTCACTTCGGACACGCTGTATGGTGTGAAGGCTCTCCGCACTTCTACCACTGGCACTGACCCGAATGCCGCATCCATGTTCGCTTTGGTTGTGCCTTCCTAATTGCAGTTGCGCCCCCTGCCCTAGTGGTGGGGGGACTTTTTTAACCTATTAGGAGAAATCAAAATGGCTGATGCTACCGCTGTTGTTGTAGATAGAAACAACGACTCTTTTCGGGGCTTGTTCAGTGACACATGGACTGTTACCTGCGCTTTGAATTCTGCATCTGTTGCAGACCAAGCTACTGGTACTGACGCTGTGGCTGTTCCTGGCGTTGCCCTTGGCGACATGGTGATTGGTTTGTCTGCTGGTGTAAGTGAGGGCGGTTTGGTTCGCCGTGCTTATGTCTCTGCTGCTAACACTGTGACCATTGCTAGTACTAACACTACTGGTGCGGCGGTTGATATTGCTGCTACCACGATCAAGTTGGTAATTGCTCGTATGGTGTAAGGATTGGGGGGTTCGTCCCCCCTTTCTTCGTTTTGGAGTTAATCTATGGCAACTTTTCGCTGTCTTCAGTCTGGTAACACAGTTAGTTTTACCTTGCAACATGACATTGACTCAATGAAGGGTCATCAAGGTTATGTTCGTATTGACGAGCAAGAAAAAGAGCCTGATGCGTATGATGCCAATGCCGTGAGAACAGATACTGCTTTCACGCCGCCAGTTGTACGGCGCATGGGTCGCCCAAGGAAAGTTGCAAATGTCTGATATAGACGCTAGAGATTTTGGAAAGCTGGAGGCCCAAGTTGAGGCTCTCCAGAATGAAGTTCATACTTTGAGCAAAGATGTGAAGGCTTTGCTTGAATTGGCGAATAAGAGTAAAGGTGGATTCTGGATGGGAATGACCATTGCATCCACTGTTGGCGGCATACTTACCTATGTTGGTGAGAGGCTGTTCAAATGAAGGGCTTGCTATCAGGCAAGTCCTGCCCTATTGCCACTCAGGATATAACTGTTAACCTGAAAAACAGGAATAACGCATTCCAGAAGTTTGGCTATGGCCCACCCAACCCTGATGAAGCAAATGATGCTTTCTGGCTGAAAAAGGCCAAGATGTATAACGCTCCCACATCTACCATCAAAGGCATGGTGTGTGGAAACTGTGCCGCTTTCATTCAGACGCCCAAGATGATGGAGTGCATCACATCTGGGTTGGAAAAGGATGAAAACGAGGGCGAGTTGTCCTATGACGAGAACTTTGTCAAGGCGGCTAACCTGGGATACTGTGATCTATTTCAATTCACCTGTGCAGCGGCCCGCACTTGTGATGCCTGGAAGTCTGGTGGGCCAATAACCAAGGAAAAAGCATGATGTACGGCAAGCCAATGAAAGAGTCAAAGTCTTCTTCAAAGAAGAAAAGTGTTCCTGTCACTGTCATGGTAGCAATTGGGAAACCAAAGATGCTTCCTAAAAGGGGTCAGCGCACTGCTACCAACATGATGAGCAAAGCTAAAAAGGCAAAATAATGTCTACATTCCAACTCGATCCAAATCAAGTGGCTTTGGGTATTCCAAGTCTGGGAACAACCCAAGTATTTACAGTTAGCAACTCAAGTGTCGCATCTACTGCTTTTGGTGCATCTACGACCATGATTCGTATTTCTTGTTCTTTGGGTCACTGCCATTTCCAAATTGGCACAACTCCAGTTGCAAGTCTGACAACCTCACCCATGATGCCTAACAACTTTTCTGAGATTATTAGGGTAAATCCTGGTCAAAAGATTGCTGTTATTAAGGACGCTACTGTAGCGGCATCAACATTCTCTGTGACGGAATTGGTATGAAAACCAAAGCTCAAAAGAAGATTAGCAAGGTAATGACCGAGTACGGCAAGGGGGAATTGCACTCTGGTAAGGGCGGCCCTGTTGTTAAGTCTCAGAAACAGGCTATTGCCATTGCTTTGAGTGAAGCTGGTAAAGCCAAACCTAAAAAGAAGATGAAATGAAGCAAGGACTCTACGCCAACATCAATGCCAAACAAGCCCGTATCAAGGCTGGTTCTGGTGAGAAGATGCGGAAGGTAGGGGCCAAGGGTGCGCCTACTGCTGCTGACTTTAAACAAGCTGCAAAGACTGCAAAGAAGGTTAAAAAGGTGAAGTAGATGAAATCTCC